GCTGTTGTTCCCGCTGGCATCCTTCAGGGTGTTTACTCTCAGTTCACTAGCCATTATGCGAGGTCTCCGTGTGATGTGCTACTAACTCTGCGGTCAACAGCCGAACTAGCTTCCTCTAATTTTACGGTGTAATCAGTGGTATTGCGGCTATTGTTGTAGACAACAGCATTATTGTTTTGTGAACAATTTCCATTCACAACGGCTTTGTTATCATTCATGTTGTTAGTGTAAGTATAAGTATAATCGCCGGTTCCGTTGTCTGTAGTGCTGGCAATATTAAAACTGCCAATATCTTCAGCGTCTGATTCTGCAATAATAAATGCTTTAGTCAGCCCCTGCTGCAAATTCGTTGTGGTCGAGTTGCCCTCGCCTGTCACCGCAATAGAGCCAGCCGTGGTTACCCCTGTGATTGTATCGACTTTGAGTATGCTTGCCATTATGCGAGGTCTCCCATAATCACCATAAGGTTCACATTTGAATCTTTGTCTGCGCCAGCATCACTAACTGTAGAAAATGCACCACTGGAAGTAGTAAGAGCAGTTCCCGCCGCCGCAGTTCTACCTTGATTAGCACACATATAATTTTGGTCAGATGACATTCCACCAGCCGCATAATGCCCAGCCGCTGACATATTGTTCGACCAATTTAAAGTGGTGTGTCCCACGCCATCATCGACTCCTGACGAGACATTGAGTGAGTCAAAAATGGTAATATTAGAAGAGTATTTTTGTACAGATGCCCAACCCTTGTTTAGACTTTGCACTGTGTTTAAGGTAGCACCACCAAAATCTGAAAAATAAGTGGATGTATTAGCCATCTTGACATTCGTGCCACCAGAGCCAGCCTTATCTACAATGGTGTCTACGTTTAACTGACTGGTCATACGATACTCCAATATCCGTTAACAGTGACGGTGGCGGACTGGGTGATTGGACCACCGCTTACGCCATTCTCATCGCTGTCGATTGTAATGTCTGCGCTGATCGTTTGACCGTTAAGCCGGATAATCGAGTTATTGCCCTTGAACGGATATCGCGTGTCAGCTTCCGCCTTGGTGTAGCTGTTAGCTACAGAGAACACATCGTAAACCACCATCTCAACGACATCGTTCAAGCTGGCCGCAGTCACCAAGATAATGCTGGTGCCTGTCGTGCTGGTGTAGTCGGTAACCGGCTTCAAAAGCACACCGTTTTGGTAAACGTCCAAATAGTTGCTGTCCGGGTAATTCAGTACCTTCGCATCAGCATCCGATCCGCTGAACGTAGTCTGACCCGCCGTTGCCTGATACAGGTAACGGTTACGAACACCAACTGATGGGGATTTACCAATATATGATGACATTAATCCGCATCCTCTATAGTTAATTCGCCAGCGTCTACCTGACGCATGATTTCTGCCCAATGTCTGTTACCATCGTCCATAGGCACACAGGCTGGCTCACCGTTAATTTTGCAGGACACATTGTTAGCTACAGTTTCTCCTGTAGGAATATGCCTGACTATATCGGTGTAAGTATTTTCGTTCATCTACAACTCCGCATCTACTTTGTAACCGGCCCGATTGATGTAGAGGCCACTGTCCGTCCAATTTGCGGTGGTGCCTTGTCCTGAATCAGTGTATTTGACTATGTTTTGGAAGTGGTCAGCATGGATATTATCAGCTTTTGGAAAGCACTCTTCTTGCCCTCGACCAAACCTATCCATTGAATTTGCGCTACCAGACTGAATTGACACTGTTGGTGTCGCTCTCATTTTCACAGGAAACTGAGCAATACACGCCCTTACATGACCGTACTGTGAGTCTCGACCGGGGGAATATGCGCCTCCGTCATTACTGCCAAATCTTGAATCATAATAGTACCGGAAGCAAAGCTGTTGTTCCTCGCCAACGCTGCGGTGTTCAAAGTCGGATGCGTTAGAGCCAAGTTCAAGCTGTACCCCGGTGATAAAAAAGTTATCGTTTGTGCCTTGCCCCCAAGTTGTACTGTGACCATAGGCTTGTTTGCCATCTGCACTTGCGCTATAGGATGTGTTGTTTGTGGCCGTGTAGTTGGACCCAGCCAGCAAATACCAAGACACAATCAGCCCTGCACCATTGTCATCATTGATTGTGCCGGACGTATCACCACCTACTGTGATTGTCTTGAACTCCCAAGTGTCAGCGGAACTAATTGTGTAGGTGCTTCCAATAACTCGTGACGCATCATCTTGTTCTAAATTAACTGCATATGTGCCGGTTTTATTAGACTTCACATAGAATGAAAGTGTCATAGATTTAGCGTCGGATGTACCAAACGCAAACTGCTGTAGGTTTTGACCTTCAATGTTCTGACGAAACCGCACCCGTTCATCTGCTGCAACAGCACTCTCTGCTGTAGTGGCGAGTATCTTCCAGCTATTTGCAAAGCCGTTAGGGCCAGACGAATCTTGAGATTGCGTTATTGCAATGTTGTCAGTGTTGTTGATGTTTAACTCAAAGCGGTCAACAAGAAAGCCACCACCTGTGGTACTGGTTCCCCGCTGGGCAACTTGCATGGCTCCGTTGATGATAAGATTTCTCCTACCAGTGTTGAAGCCCATACCTTCTGGTCTTACTGTTGTCAGAGCCATGCTAGTTTATCCTTATGCGTAAGGTGAGTCGCCAAGTACAGACGTATCCCAAGCTGCCTTCAGCTTTGCGATTGTATCTGCATCGCTAATCGCAGAAGCGGCTGGTGCATCACGCAGCTTGCCCTTCTTAGTCACTGATGCTGCCTTTGCATCGGCATCGTCAGCTTCCAAAGCCTTCATGTACACGACATCCTCTGCATCAAGCAGCGGTGCCCGTACTTCACGAATTTTGTCTTGAAAGATTGTTTTGGCTGCTGTCATATCTTCTGTTATGACTGAACCACTCAATGACCATGCACCACGGAAGTGACGGTCAGAAGGAACGGTTGCTGATGAGGCATCAATCTGATTCCCGTCCTTGTCTACGATGTATGTTTGTGCCATTAGGTTTACTCCTTCTAAGCGGCTTCGATTTTATCAGTGGCGAGGTCTTCACTAATCTTCCAAGCATTGCGCCACTCACGAGTCGCTGGAAGCTGTTCCTTGCGGCATATTACCATCTTTGGCTTATTTCCGCTATCATAGTTACGCCACACGCTTTGTGGGCAGTCTTTCATAATCAGGTATTCAATAGCCTGTTCTTCGGTCATCGCCTCAATGGGCTTGGTGTTGTGCAGTAAATGCCCTCTGGTGTGCCTCACAAAGTCAGGCTTTGCCTCATCCTTTGCTAACTCCCAATACACTTCGACAGGAGGCAGGATACCGCCCTGTAGCGCACACGCCATCCAGTTAGGGTCAGGAACCAGTATCTTTGCACATTCATCTACGCTGTCCTCATAGACAACCCGATAGTCTGACTGCACACCCTCAAGGTTCTCTTTGGCCCAGCACAGCCTATCCCATAGGTGTGTGCCTTGAAACTGTGGTGTCACTGTCATGCGAGGTCTCCAAACTGAGAAATTGCAAATCCGGGGTAGTCGTACAATGTAAGTGTTCCGCCAGTAGAGTTAATGTAACCTTGAGTTGCCCGATTAGCCGTTGTGGTTATTGTAAAAGGACCACAAATAGCTGTTCCTGTAGTAACATCTTTAACACCAGACGCATGAACGTTTGATAGCGCATCAGACATAGCTGAAGTTAATGTTTGAGTTACATCGCCAGTAGCATTGTCCGTTACAGAACTTGTGTTGAATGATTTAGCATTTACATAGGTTCCTGTACCCGTGATTCGTACCCAAGCCTTTGCACTACCATTCACAACGTACTGCGTATCAAGTGACCCAGCGGTGCTGTGTTCTAGGGTATCTGCTTTGATTTTACCTAGTGCCATTAGCTAAAGTCCTCTGCTGGTGCGTCAGGCCAAGTTGGGCTGGCTGGATTGGTCTGTCGTATTGTACGGATAGCCGCACGATAAGTCACAAACGATGCCTTACAAGAATCTGTCAAGCCACTGTCGGGTAGCTGTGTCCAGTCTGTTGCTTTTAGAATAGCTTCTGCTGTGGCTAAAACTTGCTGTACTCCTTCTGGAGAATTTTCTGATATGTTCTTATACATTGTTATCCCTACCCTAATAAGAAACCGCTAAAACTAGCAACTGAGGCATTGCAATGAGCAGTACCACTTACAACTCTTGCTTTTATTTCATTACCTGCCGAAAGCATAAGGTTTTGACAGCAAGATAAACTGTCATAGTTTGCACCATCAGAAAAGTTTCTTGCAAACCCTACGTCTTGAGTCCCTAAGTATAAAATAACTTCTGTATCTGACGTGCTTTGTTGGGATACTTGAAACTGAAAAAAATAAATACCATCTATAGGAGCAGTAAAAATACCAGTGCTTGTA